CCGCCGCGATCACCACCCGCGCCGCCGCCGCCAGCAACAACAAGATACTGCACCGGAATAGAAGGAAATGGCCAGTTGCCCGCGCCTTGGGCTTGGTACTGAGCAGTGAGTGTCCATACACCTGAATAACTTGGCATTATGAAAGCCCTCCGTGTCCGTTAGAGCAAGCGCCCACACCAGTAGTGGCTACTAATAAATCACCAAAATCAGAAGCATTTCCTGTTGTGGCAATCGTTACATAGTCAATTACGCTTGTTCTGGAAGAAGTCGAATTGCTAAATCCCCCTGCAAATACACCGCGTGTACTAGAAGAGCAACCTGAAAGTGAAAATCGTGCCAATGTTAAATCACCAAAATCAGTTGCATTTCCTGTAGACGCAATAGTGATATAAACAATTATATTTGAATCCCCAAGATTGTCTTGCCCATAAGCTATCAAACCACGAGTAGAAGATGAACAACTTCCTGTACCTGTCGTTCCGTCTAATAAATCACCAAAATCCGTAGCGTTACCTACAGATGCCATTGTGATGTATTGAATGACATTGGTGTACTCTCCCCCAGAAAAAACTCCTCTTGTAGAGGAAGAGCATCCTGAAAAACTTGCTTTGGTTGTTAATAAATCACCAAAGTCTAATGCGTTACCTGTAGTTGCAATTGTCACATAATCAATGACATTTAAAGGATCACTATTCTGATCCGTTCCTCCAGCCCAAATTCCTCTTGAGGAAGAGGAACAAGAGGCAATAGATCGTTGACGCACGGTCAAATCTCCAAAATCTGTAGCGTCTCCAGCAGAGGCTATTGTTACGTAATCAACCACATTTGAAGCACTACCATCACTGCCCCCACCAAAAACTCCTCTAGTTAAAGATGCGGCGCCAGGGCAACCAAATCGAGCAACGGTTAAATCACCAAAATCAACCGCATTTCCTGTTGTTCCAATTGTGATGTATTGAATGACATTGGTAGTTATAGCAACAGTGGAACCCCCACCAAATAGTCCTGTAATTCCCGCAGGGGTCACACTGTTACTAGACGCACTGAATGTACTTGGGCCATAAGTGTTGATAGCCCACACAGCAAACGTGTAAGCCGTGCCGTTGGTCAAACCTGTAACGCTGATTGGAGAAGAAACCGCCGTTGCGGTTACGTCTCCTGGGGTTGAACGAGCACCATATCCTGTAATAGCAGAGCCACCAACATTTGACGGTGCAGTAAAAGTTACAGAAGCAGAAGACTCACCCGCCGTAGCCGTACCAATGGTCGGCGCATTAGGGTTTCTTAGCGGATCATAAAAAGCTGAGATAAACCCAGCAGGAGGACGTAGTGGCATGATGCCCCCCTTTATGCGTTAATCTCTTCCCAGCTTGCGTTCACTACAAGGTCGTTAGCCGTGCCAGCAGTTGCACCGATGGATTGATTCTCCAGCAAGTAAAACGTGGTGGTCTTGTCGGTCACAATCAATGTAGCGTCAGCAGGAACTGAGATCGTAGAAACAATTGGAAAAGCCGTACCACCCAATGCGGCGGCGCTGTACACGTTGATCGTGATGTCAGCAGCTGCCGTTCCGTCCACGTTAGCGACGGTGATTGAGTTGATTTTGAACACTTTACCGCTGGACGCGGCGTTGCTCACCAAGCTAGTTGCGCTCGTGCTGCTTAGCGACGTTTGCGAAGAGTTGCCATAAATGGCGGCTACGTTGACAATATTTGGATTTGCCATGATGGTTCCTTACAGACCGAAAATCATTGAGAAAGCGATTGCTTGACCTTTGGTCGCGCCCGCCGCTGGGGTTGCAAAAGTGAGATTACCAGCACCATCAGTTTGAATAACCTGATTTGCTGAACCGTCAGCGGTGGGGTATTTCAAACCCGCAGGGTTGTTCATGATGCGCTTGACAGTACCTGACGCGTTTTCAGCGTACAAAGCCATGTCAGTGTCAGCGATGTTGAAGCCCAGCTCTCCTGGCAGCAGGTTAGCCGCAGAAGGTACAGCCGCCCCTGTCGTCGTGCGATAAAGCTGAATAGGTGTAAAGCCTGATGCCGCCATAGTGTTACCTCAAATTCTCAAGTTTGTATAAAGTTTTCATATGCATACCGGTGAGTTCATCAACGATATTCTCTAGGGCTGGGACACCCTTAGCAACTTTGCTACGGTTTTCATTCAGCCAAATTATATCATCATGAATCGTTTTTGCAATGCTTTTTTCTTGCTCACCGACTTCACCAATGATTCCGAAAGTACCTTGATACGCCTCAATCAACTCATCTAACTGCTCAATGACGTCCTCGTAGTAATGCCCGAGGGCTTTATGCTCAGCGTATGATTTTGTTTTCCAGTGCGCGATGTGAGCCGCATTTCTAGCGTGGAATAGGCGCTCGATTAATTCTTCAATCATCAGAATGTGCCTCCTGAGATGCCACTCGTTGCGACCACAGTTGTAAATGTTCCAGCCGCCGCTGATGCACCACCGATTACCGTGCCATCAATAGTGCCGCCGTTAATATCTGCAGTAGTAGCAACTAAACTGGTAATGTTAGCAGTGCCTGCAAGATATAAATTACGCCACTCATGGCTGTTTCTGCCAAGGTCGTAAGTGTTGTTTGTAGCAGGGTCAAAATCAGAATTTACACGCCCAACAAAATTGATTGTGTCGGTGTTGCTACTTCCGAGAGTTGAATTGTCATTTACGACTAGAGTGGTTGCAGTAATTGTTGTGCCTGTTACTGCCGCCGCTGTTGTAGCGCCAATCGTTGTGCCGTTAATTGTGCCACCAGTCACCGCCACAGAGTTTGCGTTCTGCGTAGACATGGTTCCCAAACCAGTAATGTCTGTGTTTGGAATAGTCGATGAGGCTGTTAACGCAGTTGTACCAGCGCCTTTGACATAGCCTGTCAATGTAGTAGCACCAGTGCCACCATTGGATACCACAAGGGTTCCAGCTAAGGAGATTGCTCCAGAGGTTGCCGTGCTTGGAGTAAAGCCTGTAGTTCCTGCGTCAAAAGTAGTTACTCCACCAGCAGGGGCTGGTTGCCATGATGCAGTTGTGCCGTTAGACGATAAAAGATAACCGTTAGCACCAATTGCTAATCTGGTGGCGCTGTTAGTACCATTGCCAAGGATCAGGTCACCAGTTGTGGTGATAGGCGACAACGCGTTAAACGCGGCAGAAGCTGTAGTCTGCCCAGTGCCGCCGGAGCCAATCGCAAGGGTCGTAGACAAACCAGCCGCAGTACCCGTAGTGTTCTGGTTCCATGTAGGAATAGCGCCAGCCAAGTCTGCGTAAGCAATACTGACTACGCCGGTCTGACCATTGACAGAACTCACCAAGTTGGTTTGGTCAATCTTCTGCCATACCGTGCCGTTGAAGATCGCCCAATCGCCAACTTGCCAGTCAGTGATACCGTTCAGATTAGTTGAACCAGCAACCGAGACAATGTAGTAGTAACCATTTACACCGACGCTAGAAGTCAACGTAGGCGTGTTAGTTGATGCATTCCAAGAACCTTGGTACGACAAACCGCCGGTAAAACTTGCAGTTGTGGCGCTTGTGATCACACCCTTAGCGTTCACAGTGATCACGGGGATCGCAGTAGAAGAGCCGTAGGTGTTAGCAGTGACTCCGGAAGCCGGTAGATCAGCGTTAACTAGTGAGCGAAAAGCCGTAGGAGCGGCAGCTCCGGCAGCGGGACCAGCGTAAACCACGTTAGCTGGTTGATCTACCACCAAAAGCGCAGAACCCCATGTAGGTGCTCCTGAGCCGCCAGACACCAACACTTGACCGGCGAGTCCCGCAGGACCAACGTATAAACCATCAGCGCCTGACCAGATCACTGCTCCTGGCTGCATAACTAAGCTACGCGCTGTGCCGCCGTTACCCAGCCCGAGAATATTGTCTACTTGATCATCAGCTGACAAGTCAACCGCAGGGTGTTTGTGGTCGCTGCGAGCGAGGGTGTTTGCTACGCCCGCCGAGCCGGTTTGAAAACCAGCTTGAGGTGCGCTGGCGCTGTAGCTGGCAGCGAGTGTTACGTTACTGCTCAACAAACCGCCACCGGTCAAGCCGTTACCCGCGATCACTTGCGTGCTCGTAGGAACGTAACCTGAAATGGTCGCTGGTACAGTGGTAGCCGCCGTAACGCGACCTGTGCTGTCTACTGTAAAAACCGGAATGTTCGTCGCATTACCGTAAACACCTGAAGCTACGCCGGTGTCAGACAACAGCGTGCCGTTGACCCCTTTAGGGGCAACGCTCAGGGTCACATTACCCGTCAGCTGACCACCGCCGGTCATACCCGTACCGGCGATCACCTGCGTGCTAGTAGGCACGCCCGCAACGCTGAGCAGGTCACCGACGCGGATCTGGTAGTTGTTACCCTGATAGACGATCATCATCAGGCTGTTTTCATCAGCCACAGGAGCAACAGGTAACTGCGTAATTCGCGTGGGTATTAGATTACTTGGGACATCAGACATTTAGAACTCCAAATAGCCATCACCGTCTTCGGTAATGAAAAACTCATCACCGGCTTCTTGAATGACGCCAGCCGGATGAGTGTTGATCGGGGTGTCCGGACGATTGAACGGGAGGACGATTTGATCAGGACGACGCGGCGCAAGGCGGTACGGGTCGTACTCATCGCGGTCTTCTTCACAGACCATAAGGCCAGGATAGTTCGGGTCGGGAGCCAGCTCAGAGAGCAACATCTTACGCGAGCAACGACCGCAAATGGCGATACCATAAGTCGGTTGTCCGCTCGGGTCAAGAAAGACGCTCATTTAGTGTACACCCCGATGCCAGGATTGATCTGAATAGGCGAACCGTCATTGTCACCGTCCCACGCACGCTGCAAGCTCATAGCCGCTTTTTGGTCAAGCATAGGTATGAGTTGGGCGTCCACTTGCGGTGTCTCGGAGGCGACCTTTGCTGTCAAGTTGTCAACGATTGCGTTGAGCCAGCGCTGAGGCACTTCTACGTCTTGCTGAAGGTTCGCAGTGTCCATGATCTGACGATGCCGCCAGAGGATCAACTGAGCCTGTTCAGCGGCGATAAACGGCGCTGGCCAGAGGTAAACCACCGGCTCAGGCAGGTCACGCTGGAAATAATAATTGCTAGGGCGACCAGGAAACACTTTATTGCTCTGGTTGACGTAGCTGTCGCGGTTCAACTGCCCGAGGGGAATCTCCTGAGGCATATTGCCGAGACTGATTACCGCGTAATTGAAAGTTGCCGTAGAGGTAATTCTGAAGTACTGGTAGGGTAGCGCCCCAGAAATGTCCGTCCACGTAATCTCGCCCGCGCTCGCAGTGTCCGTGTAGGTTCCTACGGTAACCCAGACTGTCCCGTTTGTGCTCACCTGAAAAGTCAACGGAGTTGAAGCGCCCGACCACTCAACACCGACCGTATCTACGGCGGTCTGGGTGGTGAAGTTTACGGTGTACGAAGTTGATGTGGCTACGGTAGCGCCGGTCAGAGGTTGAATCGTACGGTAGTTCAGGTTGAGAACCTCGACCGTGCCTACCGGAAGCGTCACGATAGGTTGGTTCTGGTACATCGGTAGAATCACTTCCTCAATACACCAGCTAGGTGTTTTGATGCTCGCCAACTCTGACAGGAACAAATAGAGAGACTCTAGAGCATAGGTCTGCATTTCGGCTGTGATAGCCTGAGCGGGCAAACGACAGCGCCTGAAGGCGTGGTCTACCACCTTCAGCGCGTTAAACGTCGTTGTGCTCACTGTGCCGGAATATGCCATACTAACCCTATTTTGTAGTCAGATGGCTGCTGTCCTAGCACGCCCGAGATTGACAAATTATAATTCAACCCTGCTAAAAAGCAAAGGGAATTAGCAATTACTCTTACCCATTTTACCGCCCTTAGACATTGCTGAACCGCCGCGATTCATCATCATTTTGTCTCCAGGCAAATTAGGCGCAGTGTTCATCGAGGTTTCGCCAGGATTTTTATTGGCAATGACGCCCAAAGCACCGCGATTCTTCAACATACCTTTAGGAGCAGATGGCGCTTTTACAGGCTCACGCTGGATTACCTCTTTGCGCATCATACGGGGGGCTTCCATAACTTTGCCGCCTTTAGCCATACC